CGCACCGCCACAAGTCATACTTTGTGCAAATTGAGTGACGCTACCACCGACAGCACCACCGACAGCACCACCAGCCGCACCCGTTGCACCCGCAACAGATACAAACAGACCCAAACCTATATAAGCGGATTGAGCTTGTGCGGATACAGTTTCACCTGCACCAGCCGCCCCTGCTGCTGTGCCAGCCGTCGCCACCGCGTTACCAGAAGCCAAAACAACGTTATGGTTAGCAGCCGCCGCCGCATTTGTTCGTAGGATTAACGATCGTTGTCCAGCCGTTCCACTAGCGCCACCCGCACCGCCCAAACCACCTAAACCTACTTGCACATACAAAATATCAGGCAATAAAAAAGCAGGAATTAGCAAGCGAGATTGTGCGCCACCCGCACCGCCGCCGCCGCCAACTCTACCTGTGCCAGCCGCCCCAGTTGCACCACCAGCGCCGCCACTACCAGATCCGATCGCTAGCATATAAACCATCGTGCAACCTTGAGGCTTTACCCAAGTTTGGAAAGTGGTAGCACCTGTGGCAAAAAACTCTCTGACCAGATTGCCAGCGCCGCCTTGTCGTTGCGAGGTCTGAAAACCGTACATCATTACAGATCGCCTCCCCAAGCTGTGAAGTACCAGCCTAATCCAGCGCCTACGGTTGTACCTAAGCAAACATTTATCTTGTAGCCATTTGGTAGCATCTTAAATACAGGTAAAGTAAATTCTTGAATAGCTGCGTTAGCTGAACCTGTAGTAGCTTGCAAAGTTAATTCAGCAAAAAAACTATTGTTTTCCGCCGTTGCATTGGTTGAGCCATTATTTATAAAAAATCTAGCTACGTTTGCGACGTTGTTAGACCCCGTATGACTCACGGGTTTTACAGTAATTGTCTGAATAAAAGCGCCTTCACCTTCTACTGAGTTTGCTGTAAAAACTGTCGCTACTGTACCTGTCCCGTCGGTAGCGGTATTGGCTGCGGTATTGATAATCGAAATCCATTGATCGTTTGGTCTACGACAAAATATTGGTGCTGTATTTGCTGCCATGTTAATTACTCCTTAGAAAAAATTTTCTCTTGCTGCGAGAACTTGACCTAAAGTCAATGGCGTAGCTGTTGGGTACGCCCCGATCGTCGTGCCAATCAAATCCCATTCCGAATCCGTGCTATTCCAGTGGAAAGCAAGATAATCTTCAGCACCGCCGCCTGTGGTAGCAGTTGGTAGTGACAGAGCGCTAGCAGCTTGATAGGCAGTGCCAAAAGATATGGCTCTTGATGTGCTGCTAGTAATCCTTATTTGGAGTAATTGACCATTAGTAGGACTGCCCGTGGGATTAGCAAAGGTAGTCGTTTGAGAGAGGCTCGTTAATATCCCTAAGTCCGTGGTGTCAGCATTTGGGGTGACTGTAGCAGCATCAGTGAGAGTAACCACGCGCGACTTTATTCCGCCAGTGGTAGATAGCTCACCGCCAACAGAAAAATTGCTTGTCGTTCCTTTTAGATCAGGTATTAAGCCCATTTAATTATGATGGTACAGAGTAATACACCAAGATTCTAGCAGCTCCAGCACTAGCGCCACCTGCTGCGTAAGTAGCGATCAAAGCTTCACTGGCCGCCGCCTCTCCAGGATTCGTTTCATAAACATCTTTAGCGATGCCTTGCAAGACGTTTTGAGACGAACCCATATATTTAGAGGTAGTGCCAGCAATCCCCACAGTTACGTTAGCAGTGCCATTAAAAGGCGTATCAATAACGATTTGGATTTTATGGATTACGGCATTAGCTGGAGTCGTAAACAGTGTTAATGGCGAAGACGTACCAAAAGCTAGCGAAGTAGTATCAACCGCCATTTTGTCGGCAGATCCCCCCACCCCAGCCCATGTTAAATTGCCACTGCCATCCGTCTGCAAATACTCAGACGGAGATCCGTCTGTAGTAGGCAATGTCAGGGTGTAGCCAGCCGCCATACCAGTTGCAGGACGATTGATTGTAATAGACCAATCCGCGCCTGTATTAGCGGCGTCAGCGTTGATGATTAGACCAGTGTTGCCAGTTGTTTCAAATTGGCTAGCCTGTACTTTTACGTCAGCACTATCAGCAGCATTACGAGCAGCAATCCCACCCGTAATATTTTTCCAAGCATTTACACCGACGCGAAAAATGCTTTCTGTCGTACCTTTTAGATCTTTAAACAACCCCATTTCTTTTTCCTATTCGTAATAAACAATAACAACGCCCGATCCTTGAGTAGCGCCCATACCAGTATTAAGAGTTAGCAAAATATTGGTATTTGACGCATATTTATAAAACGGGGTCGTTGCGTAAACATCCGTAGAAAGCGGATTATTTTGTCCTGTAGTCATTAATCTCTGAGTGTTGCCACTATCTCCTACAGAAATAGTAGAAACGACATTAAAGGCAACATCAAAAACAATTTCAACCTGAGTAATCCGCTGCCCTGCTGTCAATGCATAGATCGTCTGTGTAGTCACATCGCCATAACTAAAATTTATGGATTTTTGCTTAGCTGATACACCAGTGTTATTAATCTGGATTGGTGCAGATTTAATAATTCGTGTTGGCGAGTTAAGGACTTTAACTATTTGCGTCATGGCATTGGTACAGGATTAACGACGTAAGGGGAGATCTCTATAAAATATTCTGGCGATCCTCCAGCTATTAACTGCAAAAAACAATGTCCAGTCCATCGACCTGCGGGGGTCATGGCACTTGTCTGAATTGCGCTAAATTCAAATTCCGCTAATCCGTTAGAGTACTTTGTAACAGTAGGGGCAATACTAATAGACGATTTTGCGGTTGGCGCGATCGCGAAAAAGATATCGTACAGTGATAAATCAGCACCAACAAAAGTCGCCTGAGTACCCACACCAAAAGATAGCGATGCTTTCCAAGGGAAACCAATAACTATCGGATTGTCCGCAAAATTTTCAATTGGTACTTCAAGAGCGCAACTCATTTTTATTAAAATAGGCGACCTTGCGATCGCCTATTCCGTTTAGTTATTCAGTATCTACAGGTGTAGATTTTTTAGCTTTTGGCTTTGGTGCGATCGCTTCTGGCTCTTCATCAATCGGATTTAGATCGGGGGGCGCTGTTAGCCATCCGTCTGCGATCCAGCCCTCAACATCATGGTGATGGATTCGTTTTAATTCCCCTGTTTTTGGGTGATAAAGATTTTGCTTCATGATTTAGCGACCAGATGGAACGAGGTAAGCGCCAAAAACGAGGTTTCCTGCTGTACTGAGTTTAGTTGCGACAATTCTTAAAAACCTTGCATTAGCAAAAGTTTTATTGATTTGTTCACCACTCAAGAATACCTCTTGACCATTGAGAGCCGCGCCAGCCGCTACGGTGGGGGCAATAGAGGCGACTTGCCTATAAGTACCGCCAACAGTGTCGCAAACCTCAAGAGATAGAGTCCAATGAACAGTACCGGCCGCATAACTAGAGTAAGCAGCCTGATTAATGATCACCTTTACCGATTCTTCGGCATTAAAAGGATATTCAATGGGAGTGCCATTAGTAGTTGCACTAGCAGCCGCCGCTGTGTAATCGCGTAGGGTTGTTAACGCATCGATTTGCGATGTGTTGGTAGAGTTATTAGCTCTAGGGAGAGTAGATTTAAAAGCGCCTGAGTAGACCATAATTTTCTCTTTAATTGGGTTGAAAGCATTGCAAAATATCAATCCTGTAGATTCACAGGATTGATATTTTTAAGCGACAAAAGCAGCGTCCTTTACACCAGCAAGGCGAACAAAGGAACGAGGGTTATAGGTTGCGAAATTGTTCAACCAATCCATACGGATCAATCGCTTGGTTTCGGTTTGCATTTCACCCATGTCGCGCACATCAATACCGCCTGTTTGGATACCTGTAAGATCTTCAGGGCTGAACGCAACGACATAGATCGAAGAAGTAACAGATGCACCGCCACCCGATCCTTGTTCCGCAAAACCAAGGATTTGATCACCCTCTGCGTCTTCTTCGATTGCGTACCAAGGGATACCCTTAAAAGTAGGAGCCTCAACACCAACATCATTCTTGGTTTGCACAACATAACCAGAAATCGAAGGGTTAGAGATTGCATCTTGGTAGCGCAAAGCTAACTCAAGATTTGAGTAGATACGCAATTGGGCGCGAGGATTAACAGGACGTACTTTAGCGATCGCACGGCGCAAAGAACTGAGAGATAAAGCGTCACCACCCGAAGTGCTACCAGCTTGAACTAGTTGAGTACCACCAGCACGAGTCTTCAACCCAGAAAATTCTTTAGGGTTAATGGCGTGATCGCCATTGAAAAAGTCGCCATGCCATTTCAATTGCTGTGCCTTCAGAGCCATCGAGATTTGAGTGGTCAAGACGTTTTCGCCATACAGCTTTAAGCCAGCCGTATCTATCTTGATTTCTCCACCAGCAATCACGACTTTCTCGATCCGTCGTTCAACTTCACCAATATCGGCTGTAAAACCTTCGTTGATTGCACGGTTAGCCATTACGGGGAGTCGCTTCTCTTGCAGCCACTCAACGACACCGCCTGCTCTTTCTTCAAACGTAATAACGTCAAGGATCGGAGAATTACCCGCATACTGCTCGACAATACCAGCCTTGAGAACGTCTCCCGTCTCACGGGCTTGCTTTGCCATTTCTAATAGTGTTAAAGCTGCCATATTTATGATTCCTAACTTTGAGTGCTTTGCTGTGTAGCGGGGGCATCACGCTCAAAGGTAGAAATCACTTCTAATCTTTTCCGCAATCTTTTATTAATTAGGGCATCACGCCCCATTAACTCAGATTAAGCTGATAATATCATATTAATAATTAATGTTGCAAAAATGACGGCAGAAACTTTAATCACGTTACAGCCAAATCAATTGCCAGAAGCGATCGCTAAAGGCTATCGGGGCGGTAACATACTTGGCGACGATAACAACCCAACATTAAAGAGCCTTGCTTATCAAAGACAGCAAGCTAATGTCAGACGTTGCATAGATTTCTATGAAGGTCAAAGCGCTTGGATTTATGGCGAAAACCTCGATCAGATTATTGATGATTTGGCTGAGGAGTATCTCCCTCTCATGCCAGCCGAAACACCGAAAGAGTGGTATTTTAGATTAAGGCGATCGCTATTTGTTAACTTCTTTAAACCAGCGGTCAAGATTGTTTCTAGTCTGCTAAGTAAATGGGTGCTTAGTGGCAATGTACCTGAGTCGGTTGTCAATGCCTCCAAAAACTTTGATAAGCGCGGCACATCAATTAGAGCATTCTTTCTCGAAGCCGATCGCATGGCTGTTAGAGATGGCTTTGTAGGGGTGCTTACCCTTTATCCTAATTTTGGCGAAATCCCTAATCGTGCAGTTGAACAACAATTAGATTTGCGCCCCTATTCAGTGCTAATTCCTAGATTAGATATTGATATCAAGGATTACGAATACACCAATGACGGCTCTGTACTGCTTAAGCACGTCACGATTGATCGGAGTGAGGTGATTAGCGAAACCCGTTACAAGCAATCAATGAAAAATTATTGCTGGGAATACGAGCTAATCAAAGTGCAAGAAGAAGATCGTATTTATTATGTTGTGATGCGATCGGTAACTTGCATTGAAACTAACGACAAAGGCGAGAAGGAATATGTACAGGTAGAAGCGCCTAAACCATTGTTAGATACCAATGGTTTGCCATTGAGTCAAATCCCCTTTGTGCTTTACTCAGTAACCAGTGCTAACCCTTGGGATACGATACCCCCGTTACTTGATTTGCAGCAAAAAAATCATACTTACTACCAAGTATTTAGCGATTGGCTTGCAACAGTTCGCAAGATGCAGCCAACGGCAGTTCGTGAGCATATCGATTTTATTCCAGAAAAACGCGATCCTTTGTCTACAGGCGGTGCATCGGTAATCGAAACGGTATTAACCCAGGTCGGGGCTGCTAAGGTTTACTATTTGCAAGCTGATGCCAATAGTGTCGCGCCTATGATTCAGGCTCTAGACCGATTAGAGGCATTGATTAAGCAGACTGTTTTCAATTTCTTGGGTGAGTCATTTGTTCAACAATCTGCTACTGAGGTAAGCATCAAAGCAGGGCAAAACGAAGCAGGGTTACAAGAGTATGAGGTTAACAAAGAGTCATGTTCTCAGCAAATCTTTTGTCATTGGGCAATGTGGGAGGGTGAAGACGTAACCGAGGATCATGGTACAATTGACGTAGATTTGAGCTTTATTCTTGCCCCTGCTGATGTGAATCTAATTCGCACTATCTTCGAGGTAATTAATAAAGGATTAACAGAAGAAGCTGCTACTGAGATTTTGCATAGGGTTAACTTCTTACCAAAGGATCAAAAAATTGTGGCGATCGCGCCGCCTGTTGAGATGGCTACTGCTAATACTAATCAGAGTCAAGTCGTAGAGACTGAGAATGACGACGAGGAAGAAGAAGACAGCGAGGATGATAATGAAGAGGAATCGGAGTCGGAATCATGAGTATCAACAAATCAATCAATCATCAATTAATCACAAAAGAATGTATTGAGATTTTGAAGCATTCAGAACCCTATAAGATGTCAGATCGTTATCCTTGCTTTACTGGTTACATGATTCGATATTCCCCATCCACTTATTTGCCATCAAGGAAACCTTTATGACACAAACATGGACAAACAACGATCGCGATCGCATCGTGAAATACCTCAACCTCACACGCGACTATTACACTCTAATTGAAAGCACTCTCACAACCTACGAAGACACCTATGGAGCTAGTGCTATAACTGAGGTACAATCAAAGCTTGATGGACTTGACACATACAAGACTACTATCGATACTCAAATGACCGATGGCAGTCTTGGCGTTACCAGTCAATCTGTCCCATCGTTCTACAGCTTTACAAAACAAAGTGGCTCCGATCTTAGAGCTACAATGGCTTTATACAATGGCGATCGGCAATGGCTTATCGACAATTTGCAACTACAGAATTATGCGAGTCTATCAGGAAAACATACTAGAGCTTAAATATGCCCAGACAATACTTTAGAAAGTTCCCACTACAGAACGAAGCTACAGACGGAGATACAACCAACGAGAGTGTATCTAGCGGCGCTACGGATGAACCTAAAGCACCCGCAAAACCAGAAGAAGATGACACGGTAAAGCGCACTCTTAAAAAGTTGCGTGAAGAAGCTGAAGCAGCTAATAAACGAGCTAAACAACTTGAGGATCGCCTAAGAGAGCGTGAGCGTTTGGATGAAGAAGAAAAAGCTAAACGAACAGGAGACTTTGAGACTTGGAAAGAGCGTATAAGAGCAGAAACAGCCGCGCAAATTGAGGCTGAACGTAAAGCTAGGCTTGATGAAGTTTCAGCTACTACCAAAGACGCTGAAGAATTAAAGCAAGAGTGGAAACACGAAAAAATTGTTTCAGCTTTCTCTAAATTCTTAAAGCCAGAATTTGCAGAGCGTTTTGCAAAGATCGAAGATTACAACAAGTTGGTTGAGGTCACAAGGAGTGATAACGGTCGTTACTCTGTAGTAGTAGTTGAATCATTAACGGATCGCACACCTCGATTTAAATCTGATGGTAAAAAGACAGTACCTTTTACTCTTGATGATTTAGCTGATCAAATCGCTAATGAAATCCCTACAGCAGCAAAGCCACTTAATCGCGCTAGTGGTGACAATATCCCTAATGGCAGTGGCAAGCGTCAAACGAGCGACTTTAACCGCACAGCCGATGCGATGGATTTGGTAAAGAGAGGGTTAGGACTTAGCTAATTAGCTGAACTAAAATCATGGAAATCTACCAAATTAGTGGATGCTCGGACGCTTTAAAGACTTGGGTGCAAAATCTTTTTACTGAAAATGACATTGATTATCACTTAAATAAAATGTCTGACGGATGGTGTTTCGACATTGAGCAAACAAAAAAGTGTATCTGGAAAACAACCTTTCTTGAACGACTTGCTGTTTCTAATTTAGGTGATTCAGACAAACAATTCTTGTTAGGTGTTTTTTAGCTAATTAGCTAACTCAACCAACAAAAAAGCGCTGTAGTGATATGGCGCTTTTTTGGTAATAAATTTAAGGATTTAATTATGCAAAAAGAAGTTGAAGAAATGAATGCATCAGAGTTAATAGGTTTTGCCTTACTGAATCCTGATAAAACTAAATCAAGTCTGTCACGGATTGAGAGCGAAAATAGATATAAGTTTTATCGCGATCAAAACTACAATAGCGATCGCGATAGAAGAGCGCAGGAGTGGATAGCGGTACTAAAATCATGAGTATTCAAATTGAAGCGGAAAGGCTTACTGAGAAACATAAAAAAGCATTAATCCTAGAACTTGACGAATTACTAGAAAAATATCGTAAATACCCTGACGGATTCATTTTTTACTTTAGAGGCAAAGATGACGAGCTAGAAGAATGCAAGATTCTTAATGCGTATGTAGATTTTCAGCCAAACAAAAATATTCTTTTTGATTATTCAGGGTTTGCAATTTGGTATAGGTGTCACAGCCCTTATTGGTGTACCGAGGAAGGGACTCATTACCCCATGACAGAGCAGCTTATCGATAGAGCTATCGAGAAATATGGATTACATAGCCCGACTACTGCCAAAGCTTGATAGACGATTGATAGGTAGCAACCTATAAGCAGCATATCCCGCTGCTTCTGGTAAATGGTCTAAATCGTTTTTCTTTTCTGGTTTACCATCAGCACCTATTGCTTGCTGCTCTAAGCATCTAGTCAGGTTGGGGCATCTAAGAACATTCACAAATAATTGAATTTCACCTAATCCATTTAAAAAGCCAGTATTCATTGCATTTACCCGATCTTTGATTGCTGGATTTGTCGTACCTCTAATTATTTGAAATCCAGCCTGACTGAACAAACTTAAATCTGTCTGCGATGCTGATGTATGCCTTTGATTACCCGATACATCAGGATATAAAAATTTACTGTGATTAGGGTATTTTTCGTTAATTGATTCGATTGTATGTGAGCTATCCTGCATACCAAAAAACTCATCAACAGCATGGTATTTTTTATCGCGTTCAACATATACGACACTGGCCATTTTCCCTACGTTGAAATCTTGACCTATATGCAGTCTTTCATTTGGTTGTACTGATTCAAATGAGTTATTTTGAGCGCGGTTGAAAGCATGATAAGCGGTTTTAGTTATTAAGTTGACAAACTGCCCATTAATATATGCATCAACTAAATTAGCTGGATAATTAGCTAACAAATCTTGTAGGTAGTCAGGTGGTAAATGTGGGTTATCCGTTGTTTTTGCATGGATGATTCTGCGATCGCCTTTCTTGGCATCGGTAACAAAGAAATCATACATAAGCCCAAACCCTTCAGGAGTAGAGCTAAAAGCTAACTGCCTTACATTGCCTGTACGAATACGCCCCATTAGTAACCGCAAAGCTTGATCGCTGATTTTGCGGTTAACTACGTCTATTTCATCAACGATCGCCCATGCAAGGTTTAAACCACGGATTTTCTGCCAATTCTCAAAGCTTCTAACTAAAATCTCTGATGGGTTTTTGTCATCCCAATACACTATAAATTTAGGTAATGGCGACGCTCTGTATTCCCATCGTATAGGCATTAACTCAAGAGCAAATTCTATAGCAGGAACCATCGTATCCATAGCTAAGCCGTGCGATGGGGAATATACCGCGCCTTGATATCCTGAGTTTAAATATGATAAATGTACAGCTTTCAATCCACTGCTTAGCGTCTTACCCGCTCCAAAACCAGCACACAAAGCTATATAGCGAGTCGTTGTGTCATTAAGATACACTCTCTGATGCTTCAGTATCTGGAAGTTCGGATGTTGACTCTGATAAGAAATTGTCGAAAGGGTTTTTGCTTGCTGATTCGCGATCGCCTTTTCCATCCGCGATTGTGTCACTGGTGCTAATTCTGGGATCAACAACGATGTAGCCAAGTTTTAAAGCCTCATTTACAATCTTGTCAGGTGTCCAGCTATCCATGTCAAGCGATGTGCGCCCTATCTTCTGAATTGTCGCTAGGGAGTTAGTAAGCGATCCTATATCTTTTGGATCTATCAGTGTATCTGTGTTAATAGATCGACTCAAATGCCCTGTTATCTGCCTACGCAATCCCCTCGCAACTATCAGGATATCAGCATCAAACTTAGTTTGCTCACTGGCTAAGCTTGATATTTTCTGGCTTTGCGCTTCTTCAGAGACACGTCTGAGAAACATTTTGCTTTGCTCTACCCATTTGTCTTTAGCGCACTTTTGTTGGATGTAGCCAAATTTTACACCATACTTTTTTGCTAAGTCCTCCAAAGACGGGCGCAAATCATCGCTAGGAGCCTCTATATATTCCCTGCTTATTTTCTCCCATTCATATTTAGGCTTTGTACCTGCCATTTATATTTCTTCGATCTATCTTCGATTCATCTTCGATAATCTCATTATAAGCACCCCATACACGTTTGCACTCTAACTAGCTCACAACCTTGTGTACTTTTTAACCCATAAGGATTAAATAATTCTTGACTGTCTTTTGATTTGGAACACATTTAGAATAATGCCAATTCTCACAAGCATATTTAGCTGCTTCATGACTACACCAATCAAGCTTAAGGATCGCTTTACTCATAGCAACTTAATAAAATCGTGTCCACATTGAGGGCATTTACAATCAATCTCTTTAGGCTGTATTTGGTCTAGCTTGCCTTGTTCATCCATGCCTACAGGCTCAAAATCTGGAGTCTCTTCTTCACTATCCCTCGCAACCAACGCCGCTAACTCATCCTCAAAATACAAGTCACCTAGCCCGATCTGTTCGTCAATCTCTAGCAATAACTCAACATCAGGATCGTAATCCACATAAGCAACACGATTGGCTGCTACTCCCAACTCTACAGCTTTAGGGTCATCTGCTGTCTCAATATCAGTTCGCACATGAACAACGGGCTTAGAGCCATCGGTATAGACAAAGATTGGTTCTACTTCATCGCCAAATATATCTAAGCAATTTGCAAGTGTGTTACTGCCATCAAAAGTTTCTAAGTTCGCAGCTACGGTTATCGCACTAATAACGCCGTTTTTGCGTATTGAGTGTTCGAGCATTCCCGAACCACGCACGGTGTGACGGTTTGCATTACGCCTTTGTTCACTGACATCCGATAACTTAGCTTTACTTTTCGCCATAAATCGACATACGAATTTACAGCGATTGTAACACCATCGCGCCCCATGATGGCGATATCGTAGGGCGCGGATGTTTTTAGCTTACTGTCCGATCAACATCTGCCAATTTTTGACATCACGAAGATACTCAATAGCTTTAGATGTGTGTTCATCAGGAATGTAAGTAGTCGTCACCGTGCGGGGTAATTCTGCAAGCAAGCTGACACCAAATTTAGTCTCAATCTCTTCTAGTACCCGTTGGACATCAGCGCCCGATCTAAAAGTGATGCCAAATCGCTTCTTCATGTAGTCTTTGAGTTGGGTGCAAGTTTGACCACTGTATTTAGTTTGCTGATTGTGGCGATCGTCAATAACCTCAATAGTTGGCTTTTCAACTTCAACGATCGCATTATCACGACCCATCAAGCATAAAGTCGTAGGAACTCCATGCAATGCAGTCATCGAACTCATGCGATCCATGCGTTGAATCTCAAGCCGCATATTTTCGTTAATCAATTCCAACTCACGCAGGCGATCGTTTTGTTGAGGGACTAGCATCGCAACATCAAGCAAAAGTGTTCTGACTTGCTTAGCAATCTCAGAATCTCACAAAAG